TATACAGCGTTTACACTTGTAAATCCGATCATTTCATCGTGGCAACACGATACAATGGATCAATCAACATCAGAACCTGTACAAAGTACAATGTCAATTGAGTTTGAAACTGTTTGGTATTCAAGAGGACCAGTTACAGAAGGATCAGCACCAAAAGGCTTTGCTCAAGAACATTATGACAAGACACCAAGTCCACTAACACTAGAAGGTGGCGGAACGTCTAGCATATTCGGTGTTGGTGGCGTTGCATCAGGCGCGGCTGATGTGTTTAATGATATTACTAGTGGAGATGCATTTAGTTCACCAGGAAGATTACTAGGTACAATTCTTAAAGCAGGTAATCTAGCCAAGAATGTAAAAAGTTTAAGCAAAGAAGGTCTTAGACAAGAAGGATTTCAAATATTAAAAGATGCACTAGGAGATGTTAGTGGAGCACCTGTTGGTGGTGTTGCTAATTCTCTATTTCCTAAAACTGCTGGTACAGGATCATTAAAAGATATTACTAACGCTGTAGCAGGTGTAAGTGCTATTGCCGCAGTACAAAAATTAGCACAATCAACAAGTATATCTGATTTGAAAAATACATTAACTTCTAATCCAGATGCACTTGATAATTTAACTAAGTCTACAACGTTTAAGAAAACACATTTAGCCTCTGGCGGTGATGCAAGTGTTAACGCAATTAACTCTGCGTGGGATAATGCTAGTTCGACATTTAAAGAAGCACAAAATAACGAAACGTTAAATAACTTAGGAAATATTGTTAAAGGTATTGCATAATGAGTGGAAATTTACCAACAGAGAAAAAAAGCAGATATAACGAAGACGGAACTAAACGTTTCTTTAATCAATATTTTACAGGTTTCATTAACTTTCCTTCAAACCAAGTTGATGCTGTAATTGGTTTTTTTGAAAGTAGAGGATTTGAAAAAACATCTGCTATTGCTGTAGGCACAGTCTTAATGCAACAAGCAAAACTAGATGGTGTTAATGTTTTTACATTATTAGACACACTTAAGAAAACAGATACAATACAATTAAGTAATGTAGTTACTGAAGTTCTTAACTATAACCGAGAAAAAATATCAACACTTGGTTATAAAACTTCAGACACAGGAAATAGAACCGAAGCAAGAAACATAGAGGTTTAACATGGCAAAGTTTGCCCAAGGTCGTTACAACCTAAAAAACCCAGACAAGTATGTAGGCAGAAAAACTCCTTTATATAGAAGTAGTTGGGAATTTGCTTTTATGAAGTTTTGTGATGAAAACCCCAACGTTGCTAAATGGGCAAGTGAAGCAGTTAAAATCCCATATCTAAATCCACTAACAGGAAAGCATACAGTTTATGTTCCTGATTTCTTCATAGCATATTCGGATAGAAATGGTAAACAACGAGCAGAAGTAATTGAAGTTAAACCAGATAATCAAACTACTATGGAAAGTGCAGGACGAAATAAGTATAAACAAGCACAAGTTATACTTAATATGGCTAAATGGGAAGCCGCTAGAGCATGGTGTAAAGATAAAGGTATATTCTTTAGGGTAATAACCGAAAAAGACATTTTTCATCAGGGCACACGCAAAGGTTGATAAATAATAGTAGCATTTAATAGGTTTATACTATGACTAAAAAACTAGAAGAATTACTTAATATGCCCGACAGTAAAGAGATTGTCGAAGCAGAAAAGAAAAAGGATAAATCAGAAGCAAAGCAACACGCTATTGTTGAACAAGAAGAAACACAGCGTAGCATTGCTGAACTTGATAAGATTTCTGCGGCATTACCACAAGTAAAAGGTTTAGGTGAATTGGCTGATAAAGAACTTAATGAAGTTGCACAAAAGGCCATGGACGCATACGAAGACCTAATGGATTTAGGTATGAACGTTGAAAGTCGTTATAGTGGTAGGGTATTTGAAGTTGCAGGACAAATGCTTAAAACTAACCTTGATGCTAAAGTTGCTAAATTAGATAAAAAATTAAAGATGGTAGAATTGCAACTTAAGAAGGAAAAATTAGATAAAGAAGGTGGCGAAGACAGCGGCCTAGTAGCAGGCGAAGGATATGTGGTCACAGACCGTAATAGTTTGCTTGAAAAATTAAAAAACATGGATAAATAACATATAAGTAATAGGAACTATTGGATATGAAAAAATACAGCGATTATTTAACCGAAGCATATAACGGTAAAACATACGAATTTAAGATCGGCATTGCCGGCGATAATGAAGGTGTTGCAGAAGCATTAGAAGTTGCACTTAGAAAGTTTGGTGTTACAAACGTAACTCCAGGCAAGAAAACACCTATTCAAGAACGACCTTTAGATTTTCCACAATTACAAAACGAAGAAGTAACCTATTACGAAGCAACAGTAACATATCCAACACATGATGAAGCATTACAAGAATATCTAAGTTACAATGTAAATGTTCCTCGTTCTCATATTATTGTACGTAACATGAATGCAATGCAAGAAGTTTATCAAACAGTAAACAATGAGCCATATGAAACTATGCTTACAAAAGAAGAAATTGAAGCAGAGTCTGCTCAACACGAAGTAGGCAATAACAGAGTAATGGATTTGCTTAAAGAACTTGAAGCAGTTCGCAAAGAAAATACATACAGTCCTATTGCAGAAGTTAAAGCAGACGCAGATCAACAACACATGGATGATGCTGAAAAGGCTAAAAGTCCGATAGGGAGTTAATTATGAAATTCGAAGATATCTATAAAAAGATTGAAGCATTGGACGAAGCATTAAACGAAGCGGCATCGGCCTCAATTAATATGTCCGGCGACACTGCTGAAGATGTTATTCAGTTAATGAAAGCATTAAAAGGCGACACAGGCGCAGATGTTATTAAGCCAGCAATCAAACCTATGGCACCTGTAATGGGACCACCAGAGGACGATATGGCTAAATTACGTGATATTGTTAAAGGTCCTGACATGGATGACAAAGGTCCTGACATGGATGACAAAGACGAACTTAAACCAGGCCTCCAAGATAAACCTTGTCCAATTTGTGGCAAGAACCATTTAGGCAATTCAGGATGTTCAGAAGATTACGAAAACGAACCAGATGAAAAATATCAAGACCATCAATACATGACTAAAGATATGACTGCCGACGGCGGTGACTTTGGTCAAAAGAAATCATATGCTCCAACAAATGGTGCAGACAATCCAATGGCATTAGAAGATGAACTTAGAGCAGAACTAGCGGCTAAATTAAAAGAACATATGTCAGAAGGCAAAGGTTGTGGTTGCAATGACGGTGGCGATTGCCAGTGTGACGGTGACTGCGAAGATTGCTCTTGTAGCAAATAATTATTAATATCAAGCAAACTCAATAGGGCCTACGGGCCCTATTTTTTTCGGTAAATACTTTTACTATGGCAAAGAGTTTAGATGGTGTCTTAACCAAAAAGGCACATATAAAAGAACGTTTCACTGAAGAACAGATTGAAGATCTAGCACGTTGTATGGATCCTAAATCAGGCTATCTACACTTTGCTAGAAAATTTGCATTTATTCAACACCCTGTAAAAGGCAAATTACTATTCGATCCGTTTACATATCAAGTTAGACTTTTAGCAAGTTACCACGATCATCGATTTAATGTTAATATGCTACCACGCCAAACAGGTAAAACTACTTGTGCGGCAGTTTACTTAACGTGGTATGCTATGTTCAATCCTGATCAAACTATTCTTATTGCGGCACACAAGTATAGTGGTGCCCAAGAAATTATGCAACGTATTAGATATGTATATGAATGTTGTCCAGACTATATTAGAGCAGGGGTTACATCATACAACAAAGGATCTTTAGAATTTGAAAATGGATCACGTATTGTAAGTGCTACCACAACAGGCAACACTGGACGAGGTATGTCCATATCATTATTATACTGTGACGAGTTTGCGTTCGTTAATCCAAACATTGCTGACGAATTTTGGACTTCAATATCACCTACACTAGCAACAGGTGGTCGTGCAATTATTACTTCAACACCTAACTCAGACGAAGATACATTTGCTATTATTTGGAAAGAAAGTCAAAAGAAATTTGACGAACATGGAAATGAAAATGCAAATGGTGTTGGACAAAATGGTTTCTTTGGATTTACTGCTAGTTGGGATGAACACCCAGACAGAGACGAAGATTGGCGACAAACAGAAATTGGTCGTATTGGTGAAGAAAGATTTAGACGTGAGTATGGTTGTGAATTCTTAGTTTATGACGAAACACTTATCAACTCAATTAAACTTGCATCAATGGTAGGAAACGATCCTGTAGAGAATATGGGACAAACACGTTGGTACAAAAAAGTTGATCCTAAGATGACTTACTGTATTAGTCTTGACCCTTCAATGGGTACAGGGGGAGACTATGCGGCTATTCAGGTTTTTGAATTACCTAGTTATCAACAAGTTGCAGAATGGCGACATAATATTACACCCATACCTGGACAAATTAGAGTACTACAAGATATTTGTAATTACATATCTCAAATGTCTAAAAGTCCAAACAATAGTAACATATACTGGAGTGTTGAAAATAATGCTATTGGCGAAGCGGCACTTATTGTTATCAACGACATTGGCGAAGAAAACATTCCAGGACTATTTGTGAGCGAACCGATACGAAAAGGTCACGTAAGAAAGTTCCGTAAAGGATTTAATACAACACATCAAACTAAAATTAGTGCTTGTGCTAAATTAAAAAGTATGATTGAAAGCGATACTATGAAAATTAATAGTAAAGCACTTATATCAGAACTAAAAGGATTTGTAGCAAGTGGTACAAGTTATAAAGCAAAACCAGGCGAAACTGACGATTTGGTTAGTGCAACATTGCTCAGTTTGCGTATGATGAAGGTGCTCAAAGACTGGGATCCTAGAGTATATAATACGTTTGCGTCAGATCACGTTGATCAAGACGATTTTGAGCCACCCATGCCAATATTTGTAACCGGCGTTTATTAGATAAATACTAACATGAAGAACTTGGATTTAATTGCTGAAGAATTATTCAATAAAATTAGAGGTCGTTTTCCTAAAGTAACACTAGGGGACGAATCTTCTACGATTACAAATGTGCCTAATAAAGCACGATTTTTTGATTTTGACTTTGTTACAGGATCAAAAGTAAATATAACAGTAGATGAAGATGCATTAACTGTAATGTACAGCAACGATCTTTTAAGTGATGCTGAAAACAGCACAAAAGAAAGTTGGTTTGGTTTTATGAAAGAACTTAGACAGTTTGCAAAAAAGCGTATGCTCAAGTTTGATACAAGAGATATAACAAAAACAAATTTAGATAGACGTGATTACCAATATCTATCAACAAACAGACCCGGAGATGAACAAATGAGTGAAAGTAAGATGTATGGAACTAGCAGAACTAGTTTTCAAGATGTTGGAGAGGCAAGACTAGTAGTCAAGCATAGAAATCCAATTGATCAACAAGCGCCAGCAGGACGCACACAACAAATTGATAGCATTTATATTGAAAGTGCAGATGGCGAAAGATTTAAATATCCTTACAGACATCTAAATGGTGCAAGAGCAATGGCTATGCACGTAAGCGAAGGCGGAAACGCATATGACTCTTTTGGTAAGCACATCGTATCACTCAGCGAAGAACTTAGCAAACTACGTCAATTCAAAACTTACATGAATCGTTCAAGTGTAATGGCTGAGGGTCTAGTCGGTTACTTGGACATTGTTAATGAAAGAATTGAAACTGTTAAAGAAACAATTTTTAAATTACAAAGACAAAATTATTACAAAGAAGCATTTGAATCATTTGAAGAAACTGTAATGGAAGAAGTTCCAGAAGATGTGTCATCTACTTGGATTGATGAATTAACTATCCGTCAGTTCAACGAAGAACTGAAAGGTGTATTCCCTTACATTTATAAACTTGTTAAAGAAGGCAGTAAATCTAAAGTTGTAGGACCTGAGGACTTGTTAGGTGAAACTGAAGAAGAAGAAGTAGCAGTTGAGCAAAATACCGACACAGAAAGATACAGCATGGAAGATGAATATGCTTCACACTTAGACAACGTAGTTACTAACTCAAAACACGAACAAGGTCCAGTACAAGAAGGCGAAAGTGTTGAAGATTTTATGACTAAAATTGCTAACAGCGACGACGGTTATGAATTAATGGATCAAGGTCTAAGAGGAAAACACGGTCCTGAAATTGAAAAAGCATTAATGGATATGTACAATGATGTTTCAACCGATCACGGCTTGCATCCAGATGATGATTTTGAACAAATTCACGATCGTATGATAGACAATATCACAGATGACTATGGCACTAACGAAGGCAACGAGTTTGCACAAAAGGTACAAGCACTAAAAGCAAAAGGTGCTAAACCAGGAACTAAATTCAAAACATCAGATGGTGAAGAACATACACTTGAAGATGCTATTAGATTAGCAGGACTACAAGTTGAAGACTTTTGGACAGCAGAAGAACTAATGGCAGAGAAAGGCGCAGATGACGATACTATGGATGTCAAAATTGACAAAGATGGTGCTATTTCAAAAGCAGATGCTCCGGACGAGTTACACGATAAAGAAGAAGAATTACCTTTAGATGAGTTTATCAAAGGACACTTTGATTATACTACTAACCAATTCCCTAAAGGTGAAACAGCAGTAATGACAGCAGTTGAAAAGAAATATGGTGAAGAATCAATTCGTGATGCTGTTGGCATTATGAAGGAATTGGTAACAGGTCAAGACGAAGAAATGTCAAGAATTAAAACTTTGGCGGGATTGGCCCACTAATTTCACTTTTTTGACAAAGTTTCACTTGACTTTATAAGTATGTTTGTGTATTATGTATATACGTGCTACACAATCTAGGCACTTAACAGCCAAAGGCAATTTTTATAGGAGGCTTAATTATGGCAACATTAGCAGAAATTCGTGCTAAACTAAAAGAACAAGAATCACGCACAGGTGGTTCTAATCAACCAACAGGCGATAACGCCATTTACCCATTTTGGAACTTGAAGGAAGGCGAACAGTCTACTGTACGTTTCTTACCTGATGGTGACCAAGCAAACACTTTCTTTTGGAAAGAGCGTTTGATGATCAAACTACCTTTTGCAGGTGTAAAAGGTGAAACTGATTCACGTCCAGTACAAGTACAAATTCCATGTATGGAAATGTACGGCGAATCTTGTTCAATCTTGAACGAAGTTCGTGGTTGGTTCAAAGATCCAACACTAGAAGACATGGGTCGTAAATATTGGAAGAAGCGTTCATACGTATTCCAAGGGTTTGTAACTGAAAGCGGTCTTACTGAAGACAGTATCCCAGAAAATCCAATCCGTAGATTTATTATTGGTCCACAGATTTTTCAACTTGTTAAATCTGCACTAATGGATCCAGATATGGAAGAACTACCAACAGATTATACTGCTGGCGTAGACTTTAGAATTGTAAAAACTTCTAAAGGCGGATATGCAGACTATTCTACTTCAAACTGGGCTCGTAGAGAGCGTCCGTTAACTGAAGCAGAAGCAACTGCTATTGATACACACGGTTTGTTTAACTTATCAGACTTCTTACCTAAGAAGCCAACTGATGTTGAACTTAAAGTAATGCAGGAAATGTTCCAAGCATCTGTTGATGGTGAAGCATACGATCCAGAACGTTGGAGTCAATACTTCCGTCCATCAGGTATGGCGGCACGTACTGGCGATCCAGTAGCAACTCCTTCAACTCCGGCTTCAACTCCGGTTACTGAAGCACCAGCGGCACCAGTTGCTGAAACAGTTGCAGAGGCGGCGCCTGCTCCACAAGCGGCACCACAAACTGATAATAAAGCGGAAGATATCTTAGCGATGATCCGTTCGCGACAAAATCAGTAATTGCTTAACGAATAGGGATCTTCGGATCCCTATTCACATTGAAGGAGAAGTTAATGGCTAATAAAGCATTTGACGTTTCCAAGTTTCGTAAAAACTTGACTAAATCTATTACGGGTATGAGTGCAGGATTTAATGATCCTACTGATTGGATTAGTACAGGTAACTATGCACTCAACTATCTTGTAAGTGGAGACTTTAATAAAGGTGTACCACTAGGCAAGGTAACTGTTTTTGCAGGTGAGTCTGGTGCAGGTAAATCATATATTTGTGCAGGTAACATTGTAAAGGCGGCACAGGATCAAGGTATCTTTGTTGTACTAATTGATTCAGAAAACGCACTTGATGAAACATGGTTACAGGCGCTTAATGTTGATACAGGCGAAGATAAACTGCTAAAACTTAATATGTCAATGATTGATGATGTTGCTAAGACAGTATCAACATTTATGGCAGACTACAAAGATATGCCGGAGGAAGATCGTCCTAAGGTATTATTTGTAATTGATTCACTAGGTATGTTGTTAACACCAACAGATGTAGACCAGTTTAATAAAGGTGATATGAAAGGTGATATGGGTAGAAAACCTAAGGCACTTACAGCACTTGTTAGAAACTGTGTTAATATGTTTGGTTCGCACAATGTAGGCTTAGTAGCAACTAACCACACATATGCATCGCAAGATATGTTTGATCCAGATGACAAGATTTCAGGCGGTCAAGGCTTTATCTATGCATCATCTATCGTAGTAGCAATGAAGAAATTGAAACTAAAAGAAGATGAAGATGGTAACAAGATCAGTGATGTAAAAGGTATTAGAGCGGCTTGTAAAGTAATGAAAACAAGATATGCTAAACCTTTTGAAGGCGTACAGGTTAAGATTCCTTATGAAACAGGAATGAACCCATACAGCGGTCTTGTTGATTTATTTGAGAAAAAAGGCATTCTTACAAAGGATGGTAATAGACTTAAATATGTTTCATCAACAGGTGAAGAAACTAAAGAGTATCGCAAAGCGTGGGAAGCCGGTGGCGAATTGCTAGACAAAGTCATGATGGACTATAACGAACCAGGTGATGTGGTAACTACAATGGAAGAAGAAATTCCTGTTGAAGAAGTATTACAACCTGAGGAGTAATTTAGTTTATGGACAGTTCACAAATTATCGATACTTGGAATCTTTTTAAAGAACACATTGATAAGAAACACTTAGAAATTGTTGCAGAACGCTTTGTCGATCTAATGGCAGACTACGGTGTATCAGATGATGCTTTTAAAGATTCTTTGGGTAACTGTGATTATCTTGATCATGCAATCAATTATTATCTTGACATTGA